GAGGACGTTAATGAGAGTCGCGTCTATGCTACTGTGGTTGATACATCCCGTGGTTCTGGTATCGATTATTCTGCATTCATTGTGTTTGACATCACAGACGTACCATATCGAGTGGTAGCAAAATATCGTAATAATGAAATCGAATCTTTGGTTTATCCTACGATCATCTACAACGTGTCGCGACATTACAATGATGCATATGTTCTAGTTGAAATCAATGACGTTGGCCAACAGGTGGTGGACATTCTACAGCACGATCTAGAATATGAAAACGTACTATCAACAAAGACTAAAGGTCGCGCTGGCCAGAAGATCGGCGGCACTATGGGCGGTGTTCGTTTTGCTATGGGTGTTCGTACCACAACACAAGTCAAGCGTATTGGTTGTGCCAACTTTAAGAGTTTGGTTGAGAATGATAAGCTGATAATCAATGACTATGATCTTCTTCAAGAAATGTATCGCTTTGTTGAACACAATGCAAAGTATCAAGCCGAAGAAGGAAGTCATGATGACCTTGTTATGTGCTGCGTTCTGTTCTCTTGGTTAGTACATCAAGACTATTTCAAAGAACTAAGCAACAACGATGCAAGACTTGAAGTTTTGGCCAACAATCAGAGACTTATTGAAGAAAATCTTGTGCCATTTGGTTATGTTGATGAAGCATGGGAAGATCCCAATGCAGGTGATGATTTCGAATCGTCATTCAGACAGTGGTTGATGATGTAGCATCTAGTATTAGTTTTTTATAAATACAATCAAAGCAAACATAATCATAACCTGTTTTTGCGATAAGGGAGATAACAATGGCAATTCAAGTCAGTCCAGGCGTAAGCGTTACCGAATACGATGCAACCACAACAGTACCTGTCGTTTCGACCACAACTGGCGCTATTGCTGGTGTGTTTCGTTGGGGTCCAATCGGTCAGCTAGTTCTAGTTGATTCAGAAGTAACTCTATGGAAGCGTTTTGGTAAGCCAACCAATCTAAACGCCGAAACATTTTTCACAGCCGCAAACTTCCTTGCTTATGGTAACTCACTATACGTAAGTCGCGCTGCTAACACAACAGATACTACAACTGACGGCTATGGTACATTTAGTGCTATCGCTGATACAAGTGGCGCTATTGTTGCTAACGTTGCTGGTAATACGTATTGGGGTTCGAACGTTAACGCAAACTTCAATATCACAAACCAGACAGCATATAATACTGCTGCAAACAATGGTCAGTTTTCTTCAAATCCAACATACCTCTATACTGCAAAGTATCCAGGTGCAATCGGTAGCAGCCTTACAATCTCAACGGTTGATACTGCTAACGCATATTCATCAAACTTGGTGAATATCTCAAATACAACATTCACATTCAACTCGAATACTGCTGTACTTTCATTCAACGATACTTCAGCCATCATCAATGCTGCTACTGCTGCTGCTAACCTAGCTTCATATGTTGCATATCAAGCATTAACAGTTGGTGACTGGATCACAGTTGGTAACACAACAATCGGTACACAGACACTACAGGTTGCTTCGAAGGGCACTGCTCCTGCACTAGTAATCAATGCTGGCGTAACATTCACTGCTTCGTCAAACACTGTTACTGGTCTAAGCGGAATGACAAATGCTTACATTGGTTATTCTGTAAGTGCTTCTATTGCTGGTCTTGCTAACAACACCACAATCGTTTCTGTTCCAAGTTCAACATCAGTTGTTCTATCAAGCGCATTCACAGGATCAACCGGTTCAGCAACAATCAAAGCTGCACAAGAGTTCCTAAACCTTTCATTCTATACTCCATACACAATCTCAACACCTTGGAACGTTTCAGGTAACGTTGGTCGTCTATGGCAGTATTACAGTTCTGTAACTGGTGCACCAGCGGTTTCTTACTACGGTCAGAACTATGGCAATAGTGCTGCTGTTGATCAGATCCATGCTGTTGTCACAGATACACTAGGCAAGTTCACTGGCGTTCCAGGGCAGATCCTAGAAGTATTCCAGGGAATGTCACGCGCTACAGATTCTAAGACTGTTGATGGTGCAACCAACTACTATCTCAACATTCTAAATCAAAACTCAAACTATGTTTGGGTAACAAATCTACCAACTGCCTCATATGCAAACACTTCAGCGAATATGACAACATTGACCGATGTTGTTCCTACATCTATCGCATTTGCTGGTGGTCAAGACGGCTTCTCAGAAAGCAATGTTGGCACAAACATCGGTGCAATCACTGCTGCTTATGACCAATATAAGTCAACAGAGCGTGCTTCAATCTCGCTTCTATTGACTGGTAAGTCAGACGAAACAAATAGAACGCTACTTGGCAACTATCTAATCCAGAACATTGCTCAGCCACGTATGGACTGCGTTGTGTTCATTTCACCAAATGCTTCATCAGTTGTCAACAACGTAGGTAATGAACTTGCTTCTGTTCAAAACTTCCGTGCTGGCTTAACAGCATCTTCATATGGTGTCATGGATTCTGGCTACAAATATCAGTACGACAAGTACAATGACGTATACCGTTATGTTCCACTAAATGGCGACATTGCTGGTCTATGCGTCTATACTGATACGACTAAAGATCCATGGTGGTCACCTGCTGGTTTCAATCGTGGTCAGATCAAGAATATTGTCAAGCTTGCTTACAATCCAACCAAGACAGATCGCGATGTTCTATATCCACTAGGCGTTAATCCAGTTGTGACTTTCCCAGGTCAAGGAACAATCCTATACGGCGATAAGACATTAGCAAACCCATCAGCGTTTGATCGTATTAACGTTCGTCGTCTATTCATTATTCTTGAAAAGACAATCGCACAAGCTGCACAGAACTTGCTATTCGAGTTCAACAACTCGTTTACACAAACACAGTTTGTTTCACTTGTTACACCATTCTTGCAACAGGTACAAGGTCGCCAGGGCATTACTGATTTCCAAGTTGTTTGCGATTCAACAAACAATACACAAGCAGTCATTGATGCAAATCAGTTCGTCGGCGACATTTATATCAAACCAGCACGTTCAATCAACTTTATCCAGTTGAACTTCGTTGCTGTAAGAACAGGTGTTGACTTCTCTGAAATTACGGCTGCTATCTAAGGCTAATGAGATAAAATAGGAGAATAATCAATGACCTTTAGCGTTAACGATATTAAATCAAATCTAACTGGGGGCGGCGCTAGACAGTCGCTCTTCAGTGTTCAGTTCAACAATCCAGGAAATCCTCTTGCAGATAGGAAGATGCCTTTCATGATAAAGGCATCTTCTATTCCAGAAGCAAGACTAGGAAACATTCAAGTTCCTTATTTTGGTCGTAAGATTAATCTTGCGGGTGACCGTACATATGCGGATTGGACAGTAACCGTAATCAATGATGAAGACTTTTTAGTCCGCAATGCTATGGAAGATTGGTCAAATAAAATCAATAGTTTTCAAGGCAACTTAAGAACTATAGCGGGAGGATCATCATCACCACTTGCATACAAAGCAGATGCTACTGTTACGCAATATAGCAAGACAGGCGCGGCTATTCGCCAATATACTTTTCATGGTATCTATCCTGCTGATATTTCTGCAATCGATCTAGACTGGAACACAACAGATCAGATCGAAGAGTTCCGCGTAACATTCATGTACGATTGGTGGGAGGTCAAACCCGGTCCAACAGGCAATGCTGGCGGTAACTAATATAAGTAGACTGTAAAGGTTTACTGAGGAATTGTTATGGTAAAGTTATTTGGTTGGGAATTCAAGAGAGAAGAAGAACAACTAGACATCCCATCATTTGCTCCTAGAGAGACAGATGATGGGGCTCTAGTTGTTTCTGCTGGTGGTACTTACGGTACGTATCTCGACTTAGAAGGTTCTGCTAGAACTGAAGCAGAAATCGTTGCCAAGTATCGCGAAATGTCTATTCAGCCAGAAGTAGAACTGGCGGTTAATGATATCGTTTCGGAAGCGATTGTTAAAGAAGACAATAAAAAGATTGTCGAAATCAATCTAGACGATCTAGAATATGCCGACAATATCAAAGAACGTATTTCTCAAGAATGGGAAAAAGTTTCAGAGTTATTTGATTTTAATAACTACGGCTACGAAATCTTCAAGCGTTGGTACGTTGATGGTCGTCTATACTACCACGTGATGATCGACATCAATGATCCTCGTTCAGGCATCAAAGAACTACGCTATATTGATCCACGTAAGATCAGAAAGATCCGTCCAGTCAAGCGTGTTCGTAAAGGGCAGATTTACACCAACGTAACAGACTCAGAGTTCTACATGTATAATGAACGCGGCTTCAAAGGCGCTTCTGCTACCGGTATGGACAATCAGGGGCTACAGATCGCCAAGGACTCAATCGTCCACGTCACATCTGGTGTGGTCGATAAAGATAATAAAATCGTCCTTGGCTATCTACACAAAGCAATCAAGCCACTTAACCAGCTTCGTATTCTAGAAGACGCTACGGTCATCTACCGTATCTCTCGTGCGCCAGAGCGTCGTATCTTCTCAATCGATGTTGGCAATCTACCAAAAATGAAAGCCGAGCAGTATGTTCGCGACATCATGGTCAAGCACAAAAACCGCTTGATCTACGATGCCACGACAGGCAACATTCGTGATGATCGTAAGTTTATGACGATGCTAGAAGACTTCTGGTTCCCTCGCCGTGCTGATGGTGGTGGTACTCAGGTTACTACATTGCCTTCAGGTCAGAACCTAGGCGAACTAGCCGACGTTGAATATTTTGAAAAGAAACTTTATCAGTCGCTAAACGTTCCTGTGTCTCGCATGATCAGCGACTCTGGATTCAATCTAGGGCGTTCATCTGAAATCAGCCGCGATGAGTTGAAGTTTCAGAAGTTTATTCTTCGCCTTCGTACCAAGTTTGCAGAACTATTCTACAAGACACTTGAAAAGCAGCTTATTCTAACTGGTGTTATTTCAGACGTAGACTGGAAAGACATTCACAATAAGATTCACTTTGACTTTCAGGTTGACAACTACTTCGCAGAGTTGAAGCAAGCTGAAATCATTACAAACAGAATCAATACACTTGCTCTAGTTGATCCATATGTTGGTAAGTATTACTCAGAAGAGTGGGTACAGAAGCAGATCCTACAGCTATCAGATGATGATATTGCACAGATGCAGATTGAAATGCAAGAAGATGTAGAGAAGAACTTTGAGTTGCAGAAACAACAAATGGAACTTCAAGCACAACTTCCTCAGCCACAAATGCCTGATGACGGTTCTGGTGCACCAGCTGGACCTCCTGGACAACAACAAAGTGGGCCAGAAGAACCCCAGCTAAGTCAGTAATACTATAAATATAAATAAGAATAATCAAAAAGTGGAGAATATTATGTCAGACTATGATTCATCAGATATCGTTAACTTTGCTATTGACGGTAATATTGTCGGAGTTCAAGCAGCCGTTGATTCTATTCTAAAGGATCGCGTTGCAGAAATCCTAGACGATAAGAAGATTGAAGTAGCAAAGAAGTTTTTTAACACAGAGGACTAATATGGCTGACCAAGACAACAAATCAAAGATGGCGATTCCAAATCAGCCTAAGGACTTGGCTCGTAAACTAGTCAAGGCTCCTGCTGAAGACATTGCCAACTACGTTCTTGGTGATGCAGCTAAAGCTGGCATTAAGAAGTTTGGTGCAGCACATCCAACACTTAGACGCAATCAGCCAAATATGTCTCCAAAAGAAAATGAAGACACTTTTGATGGTGGTAGCGTAAAAGATGATACAACTCGACGTGCCGATTATGAAACTGGCCAAGACGAAGCTGCATATCGTAACGGACATGGCGAAACAAACAAAGAAAAAATCAAAAAGAAAGTTGCCGAATCTGTAGTTGCTATGGCTGCACGTAAGGTAAAGGTAGAACCAGTCAATGCACAAAAGAAAGGTGCAATGTCTACGCATGGTTCAGAGCATGAAACCTCAGAAGTTGCTGGTGATGAAACATCAGAACCGCAACAAAAGAAGCATCATGTAAAGATTCCACCACAGGTTGTTACCAGTGAAGCGTATCTATCAGAACTAGGTGAGCCAATGGCTCCTGCTCCAGCAACTTCAGACAGCCCAGGTTGGTCAGGTCAATCATCTTCATCAGATCAGCCAGGAATGGGCAAAGACGGCAGCAACAAGAACACAGATTCAGATGCTGGCGACGATGACAGCGACGAAGGTGCAGACGAAACTGTAACTGCCGCCCGTGACAATCTTGAAGTGATTGCTACACAAGCCGCCGAACTATACGAAAACATTGAAGACACCGCAAAGCTTCCTGATTGGGTTCTAGAAAAACTAGAACTAGCCAAGAACTTTGTCAACTCAGTCGCAAAGCATATCTCGGACACTAAGGACGAAGATAGTGACGATGAAGACGATGACGGTTCAGAAAACAAAGACAACACCGATACAGCAAAGCCAACTGCTTTCAAAAACAACGGTGAGCAAGCACTAGCTAAAGAAGAAGTCCTATCAGCTAAAGCTGGTCGCGCAGGCAAAGACTTGGGCAAACCAGGCAAAAGCTTTGCTATGATTGCTGCTAAAGCTGGTAAGAAATACGGTTCAAAAGAGAGCGGCGAAAAGGTTGCTGGTGCAATACTCGCTAAGATTCGCAAAGCACACGGAGTAAAGTAAGATGAAACTCATTTGCGAAATGCTAGACAGCAAACTTGATGTTCTAAAAGAAGCCACTGAAGGTGGCAAGAAGCAATATCATGTTGAAGGTGTTTTTCTCATGGGTGATCGCCCTAACAAGAACGGTCGTATCTATGAGTCAAAAGTTCTTGCTAAAGAAGTCGCTCGTTACACAAAAGAACTTATTGAAACAAATCGCGCATACGGTGAACTAGGTCACCCTGCTGGTCCATCAATCAATCTAGATCGTGTTTGCATGATGATCAAGTCGCTTCGCCAAGAAGGGTCAGACTTCATTGGTAAAGCAAAGATCACAGAAACACCAATGGGATTGATTGTAAAGAATCTTTTAGATGAAGGCGCAAACTTAGGCGTTTCATCGCGTGGCATGGGAACACTAAAATCAGTCGATGGCATCATGCGCGTTCAAGATGACTTTATGCTTGCCACTGCTGCTGATATTGTTGCTGATCCTTCCGCACACAATGCATTCGTTCGTGGCGTAATGGAAAACGTTGAATGGGTTTATGACGTTGCTGCTGGTTCTTGGAGAGCCGCAGAGAAACTAGAAGAAACCAAAAAAGAACTAAAGAAGATGTCGATGACGGAGATTTCTAATAATCAAATGCGTCTTTTCGAAAACTATCTAAGTTCTCTCGCGACGAAAACATTTTTATAAATAGCATATAGTAAATAAAAGGAAGCAATAGTCATGGAAGAAAAGACCATTCAAGATAAGGATCTTCGCGATATCGCAGAGAAAGCAGCCCGACATGCACATAAATCTGGCATGTCAAAGGAAGAAGCCCATCAGCATATCTATGATGAAGTAGAAGATGCTAATGAAGGTCATCCACACGCTGCTGCTGTTGCTCACGGAAAACGCCACTACGCAAAGGTATGTTCAATGAAAGAAGAAAATCTACAAGAGTTCGCCGCTTCCGATGGTATCAGCCACACAGCCGATCCACTAGGTAAGGATGGTCATAAAGGTCGTGATGCTGATAAGCTATCAGGTGGTCAAGAAGCAATGCCACAGTTTGCTACTAAAGCAGAAGCTATCAATGCTCTTATGGCACACGTTTCAGGTATGCCAACACAGAAGATCGGTGATATCTTCAAGGGTCTAACCGACGACAACTTCAAGCACGATGCATCAAAAGCCAAAGCTACTCGCCGTAATCCTGGTGCAATGGCCAAGGACGATATGTCAGACGGCGAAACTATCGCACAAATGCATCTCTCACCAACATCAGCTAAGGGTTCATCAGCCGCTACTATCGCTGCTGAAGACCTAGACATCATGTTTGGTGGTGAAGAACTATCAGAAGAAGTACGTGAAAAAGCACGTACCATTTTTGAAGCTGCTGTTAATGCGCGTCTATACGCTGAAGTTGCCCGCATCGAAGAAGAGTTTGAATCAAATCTAGTTGAAGCCCTAGCAGACAAGATTGAACAACTATCAGAGAACGTTGACAAGTATCTCTCATATGCCGTCGAACAATGGGTTGCAGATAATGAGATTGCTATTGAATCGGGTCTAAAGGCTGAAGTCGTTGAAGGCTTCATTCATGGTCTTAAGGATCTATTTGAACAAAACTATGTTGATATTCCAGAAGACAAAGTTGATGTTATCGAAGAACTATCACAGCAAGTGATTGATCTTGAAAGCCGCGTCAACTCAGTTGTTAAAGAAAATGTTGAGTTGAAGGATTATGTCGATTCTCTAGAAGTTGATAGAGTATTCGCAGAAGCAGTTGATACACTTCCTCTAACACAACAAGAAAAGCTTCGTTCACTTGTTGAAGGCATCGAATATTCAGACGTGACTGAGTTCACTAAGAAGCTTGGTGTAATCAAAGAGACCTACTTCCCAACTGAAGGTGGAAAGAAAACAGTCGCTTTGACCGAAGCAACAGACTATGAAACTGATGACGATGATCATTCAGACGTATCTGGACCAATGTCAGTATACATGAGAGCAATTTCGCAATCTGCAAAAAAGTAAAAATATAAATAACTGTAACCCAAATAGAAAGAAAAAGGGAGAACACAATGTTACTCAACGAACAGATCCAATCAAAGTGGGGCCCAGTGCTTGAACATCCTGATCTTCCAAAGATCCAAGATGCACACAAGCGTTCGGTTGTTGCACAGCTACTTGAAAACACCGAAACCGCTCTACGCGAAGCTGGTGCCCAAGGCTCAATGCAGTCACTTCTAGAAACTTCAGACTCAGCCCCAACTAACGTTTCAGGTGGTTCACTAAACTACGATCCAGTGCTTATCTCACTAGTTCGTCGTGCGATGCCTAACCTAATCGCTTATGACATCTGCGGTGTTCAGCCAATGACTGGTCCAACTGGGCTAATCTTCGCTCTACGTCCACAGTATTCAAACCAGGCTGGCAACGATGCGTTCTACTACGAACCAAACACTGCCCAGTCATCATACTACGGCTCAAACGCTTCTATCACTGCTAATACAACTGTTGGTAACACACAGGTTGTCGGTGGTGCTTCAAGCGATCTTGGTGGCGTCTATGGCGTTTCAAACACTGTCATTGTTTCAGGTAACTCACAGACCTACAACTTTGAAGGTGGTATGCAGACCTCATATGCTGAACAGCTAGGTTCAACCACACTAGGCAACGATTTTGCTCAGATGGCCTTCTCAATCGATAAGGTTACTGTTACTGCAAACTCACGCGCTCTAAAGGCTGAATATTCAATCGAACTAGCCCAGGATCTAAAAGCAATCCATGGTCTAGATGCAGAAACAGAACTTTCAACCATTCTTTCTGCTGAAATCCTTGCTGAAATCAACCGTGAAGTCGTTCGTACAGTTGTTCTAACTTCAGCCGCAGGTGCTGTTGATACTACTAACCCAGGCGTATTCGACCTTGACGTTGACTCAAACGGCCGTTGGTCAGTTGAAAAGTTCAAGGGCCTAATGTTCCAGATCGAACGTGAAGCTAACGCTATTGCCAAGGCAACTCGTCGTGGTAAAGGTAACATCCTAATCTGTTCATCAGACGTTGCTTCTGCTCTACAGATGGCCGGTGTTCTTGACTACGCTCCTGCTCTAAACAGCAACAACCTCCAGGTTGACGATACAGGCAACACCTTTGCTGGTGTCCTAAATGGTCGCATTCGCGTCTATATCGATCCATATGCTGGTGGTAACTACGCCGTTGTCGGTTACAAGGGTTCATCAGCATTTGATGCTGGTGTGTTCTACTGCCCATACGTTCCACTACAGATGGTTCGTGCAGTTGGTCAGGATACCTTCCAGCCAAAGATCGGGTTCAAGACACGCTACGGCATGGTCGCTAACCCATTCGCTGCTGGTGCAGTCAACGGTGCTGCTTCAACTACAACTGGTGCGCTCGTTCAAAATCAGAACGTTTTCTACCGTCGTTTCGTTGTTGCGAATATCATTTGATGGGTATACTTTTTATATAAATACTCTTGCGAGAGTATTCTAAAGTAGCATTAATGCTCCCGCGATAACATCAAGGGAGCATTTTTGTATGCAGAAATATGGTTTCGTTTACATTTGGTATGACCGTAAACACAAAAGATATTATGTGGGATGTCATTGGGGAACAGAAAATGATACGTATGTTTGTTCATCTAGATGGATGAAACAGGCATATAGAATAAGACCACAAGACTTCAGAAGAAAAATATTGAAAACAAATATCGAAACAAAACAAGAAATGTTCAATGAGGAGTATAAATGGCTTAGTCTTATTTCCAATGATGAACTTGGCAAAAAGTATTATAACCTAAACAATAAAAACAATACACATTGGTCTAACAATGAAGAAATATCAAAAACAGTAGGTCAAAAGATATCAGAAGCCAAAACAGGCAAATCAAACGGACCTAGACCACAGGAAGTAAAAGATAAAATCAAAGAAACTAAACGTTCTCGATCATACATCAAAACACCAGAGATGCTTGTTAATATGAGCAATGCACAAAAAGGCAAAAAGCAATCAGAAGAAACCAAGAGAAAGAAATCTGAATCTTTGAAACTTGCATACGCTGAAGGCAGAAAGCAACGTGGCAATACACCAGGATACAAACAGATTAGAAAATCAAAAGTCGAATCTACATAAGTAATCTATAACATAAAATATATTACAAACCTTCGGGGGGAATCGAAAGGTTCCCCCCCCTTTCTTTATGTCTAATGATCTGTTGATATAAATACAGTATCAAATGACTTATGCGTGTATTAGGAGATTTTCATGACATTTAAAACACCAGCAAACAATTCTGTAATTCAGCCAGTAGGTATCTCATCTAAACCAACTTTTGGTTCGATGGACAATCTAGGGCGCGTTCGCACTTCGCGTCACCAGAATATTTACGAAGCAGACTTTGAATATGGCGCGCAGCCAATGCGCTGGGAAAACTATGTTATTAGTCCATCTAGCAACTCTTCTATTCAGCAACTACCAGGCTCTGGTGGTGTTCGTATGCGCCTTGGTACAGCAAGTGGTGATGTAACTATTCGCCAGACACGCCCATATCACCGTTATCAGCCAGGCAAGACTATGATCATGTCAACTGCTTTGAACTTTGGTACAGCACAAACAAATCAGCGTCAGCGCGTAGGTTTCTTCGATGATGGCAATGGTGTATTCCTGGAACAAGGTGATCCTGTGTATGCAAACTCTATTACGGCATTTACCGGTAACAGTACAGCAAACTCAAATCTTATTACTGGTTTGTCAAGCACTGCTACTATGTACATTGGTATGCCAGTAACTGGACCAAACATCAATCCAAGTGTTACTGTTAAAGATACTAATGGAACATTAAACATTCCATATACAACAGTTGTGCAAAATATCATCAATAGTACCGCAGTTGCTATCAGTTCACCAACAACTTCAACGACAACTGGTACCAGCTATCAGTTCACAACACAAGCCAATCCATTTGGTATGTTTTGTGTTGTCAGATCAGATGTCAATCAAGCAGGTGTAGTAAATCACGGCACCAACTCAGGTGTTCCAACAGACTATCGCGTTCCTCTTCCAGCATGGAATGGTGATCAGGCTACAATCAACTCTCTTGATTGGTCGCGCATTCAGATGGTCTGGCAAGAATATACTTGGTACGGGGCTGGTATGGTACGCTGGGGTGTAGTCATCAATGGTGAATGGGTTGTTCTGCATTACATCGGTTTCGGCAATAAAGGTCCGATCAATACGACAAATCCACAAACTGGAAACATTGTTATTCCAGCACAAGAAAGCCCATGGTCACGTACTGGTAACCTTCCAGTTCGTTATGAACAGCGCAATCTTGGCGTAACTGCTTCACAGAATGATATGTTCCACTATGGTGTTTCTGTTGTTATTGAAGGTGGTCAAGATGACCAACGCGGATTTACTTATCCGTATGGTATGTCAAACACTGCACCTAAGAGAACGGTTTCTGGATCTACTGCTCGTTATCCTGTTCTTACTATGGCCAGTCGCCCGATGGCAACTATTGAAATGAGCGGCAACGGAACATACAATGCCATCAACTCAACAAGCACAAACTCAACACTTTATTTTACAACAGCAAATACCTCATTTGATGGTGTTCAAACATCATCATTGATTG